CAACAGCGAGGTGAAGGATGCGGATTCAGATACCTAAAGCCTTTGCTGCCTTGGCAAAACCAAAACGCTATAAGATTTTTTATGGCGGTCGAGGTGGCGCAAAATCAGAGTCTATTGCACGACAAGCGATCCTCAATGCGGTGTCACGTCCTAATGGTTTTCGTATGCTTTGTGGGCGTGAGTTTCAGAACTCAATGGATGATTCGGTACACGGTTTATTAGCCAGTACGATTGAGATTATGGGTGTGACCCATCTGTTTGATGTACAAGCGACGGCGATTTATGGGATTAATAACTCCGTGTTTCGTTTTATGGGTTTGTCTCGCAATATTACCTCTATTAAGTCTAAGCATAATTATGATGCGTTTTGGGCAGAGGAAGCCGAAAGCATTACGCAAAAATCGTGGGATACGATTATCCCCACCTTTCGTAAATCGGGTTCAGAAATTTGGGTCAGCTTTAACCCGAAGGATGAAAAAGACGCAACGTATAAAGAATTTGTCACGCCGTTTGTTGAGACCATCAAACACCAAGGCTTTTATGAAGATGCGGATTATTATGTGCGCTTAGTCACCTATCGAGATAATCCCTTTTTCCCCAAAGAATTACGCGACCATGCCGAGCGCTTGAAACGCGAGAACTATAAAAAGTGGCTGCATATTTATGAAGGCAAGCCCGATATGAGCTATGAAGACAGCATTATAGAGCCAGAGTGGTTCGATGCTGCCATAGATGCTCATAAGAAACTCAAGATCCATCTATTAGGTGAACGAGCGGTCGGTTTTGATCCAGCGGACGAAGGAACAGATAACAAAGCCTTAGTGTGTCGAGAAGGTATTTTAATTGAGCGTTTGGAACAATGGACTGACGGTGATTTAAACGATGGTATTCATAAAGCCTTCCAAATGACACGCGAGTATAACGCCAGCTATTTTACCTATGACAATGTGGGGAATGGTGCAGGTGTGAAGGTGTATTTAAAGCATAATGTCAAGCCCTACGGACTCAATATACATGGTTTCGGCGGCGCTGAGTCGGTCGATGATCCCCATACTATGTATCAAGATGAGCGCAAAAATAAAGAGATGTTCAAAAACAAACGGGCGCAATATTACTGGTTACTGCGAGATCGGTTCTTTAAAACCTATCTGGCGGTCGCAAAAGGCATGTATCAAAACCCTGTAGACTTGATTAGCTTGTCGTCCGATTTAACGGATTTAGCAGATTTAAAGTCCGAATTAGTCCGCATTCAACGCAAGCGTGGCGCGGGTGTCAAGGTGCAAATTGAATCCAAAGAGGAGATGCGAAAACGCGGCATGGAAAGCCCAAACTTAGCGGATGCCCTCACTATGTCGTTTGCCAATCGCTTAGATGATGACGACGACTTTATGAACCCCTCACAGGATGCAAGCATGGCAAGGAGTGCATGGGCATGATAGATATAGCACCGCTTTTACTGGATCAACAGCAAGAAACAACGCTGAATGAGCATTTAGCCGTCGCTGAAACGGTCGTGCATGAAGCCGATCCGTTAGCACAATCACTGGTGGTCACGGAGTTAGCCGCCTATGTCAAACGCTGTTATCAGGAAGCCAAAGACGCAAAGCGACCGATTGAACAACAGATGTTGGATAACTTAAAACAACGGCGTGGTGAGTACGACAATCAGAAATTAACGGCAATCAGACAACAAGGTTTATCGGATTTATTTTTGAAATTAACCGATGCAAAGTGTCGGGGTGCAGAATCATGGATTCGTGATGTATTGCTACCCGCAGGGGATAAACCGTGGACAATGGATGCCACACCCTTGCCTGATTTACCCGATGAATTAGCCAGTGCAGCGGTGCATTTTGCGATGCAAGCAGGCATGGGGCAAGCTGATTTAGACCAACTCAATGAAGCCATACAACAGCGGTTAATGGATGATGCCAAAGAACGCGCACAACGCATGGAACGCTATTGTGAGGATCAACAAGTCGAAGGTGGGTTTAGAAACGCACTAAGCGAGATCATTAGCGATGTGGTCACGCTCAAAGCAGGCATTATGAAAGCGCCTGTATTAAGAAATGAGCGGCAATTATCGTGGGGGCAAGGGCATCAACCGATTGTCAATGATGAAATCAAACTCTCATTTGAACGTGTCAGTCCTTTTGACTTTTACCCTGCGCCTGAATCAGTGAATGTGCAACAAGCGGCGTATGTGATTGAGCGCCATTGTTTGCAACCAACTGATTTAACCGCGCTAAAAGGTGTCGCAGGTTATGACGCACAAGCACTGGATCAAGTCTTGCATGAGCTATCCGAAAATCGCTTAGGCAAATGGTTAGATATTAGCGATGACTTAGATGCACTCAAGCGCAGCGCTTTAGAACGTGATGTAATAGCCATCAATAATACGGTCACAGAAATAGACGCTTTGCAGTTTTTTGGGCAAGTCAACGGGCAATGGCTGAACGAATGGGGCTTACAAGTTGATAGCCGCCAATGGTATGAAGCTGAGGTTTGGTTAGTGGGTCATCATGTGATTAAAGCCGCTTTGAATGAACATCCACTGGGTTTGCGTCCGTATTATCACACGGGCGCTGTCAAAATGAATGACCAATTTTGGCATACCAGCGTACCTGAGTTGATGGATGATTGCCAAGATGTGATCAATGCCTCAGCGCGTAATTTAGTCAATAATATGGGCATGGCAAGTGCGCCACAAGTCGCGGTTGATCTATCACGGATTACCAAAGGTTTTGATTACAGTTCAATGCACCCGTGGAAAATTTGGACATTCAAAAAGAATGAGACAGGCACAACCGAGCCGCCTATTCAGTTCTTTCAACCCAATAGCCATGCGAATGAATTAATCGGTGTACTGGAAAAATTTAAAGTGTGGGCAGATGAATTGACGGGTATTCCTGCGTACACGTCAGGCATTGGTGCAGCAGCAGGTGCAGGCAAAACCGCCAGTGGTTTATCGATGTTAATGAATGCCGCTGCAAAAGGCATACGGTCGATTATTTATAATATCGACATTGATATTGTTGAACCCGTATTGTACGCGCAATTCGTGCATAACATGCTGTATAGCCATGACCAAAGTATTAAGGGTGACATTACCATTAAACCGCGTGGAGCAGCCGCTTTAATTGTTAAAGAACAAATGCAAATTCGACGCGGTGAGTTCTTAGCATCAACGGCTAATCCTGTGGATATGGAAATCATTGGCAAAGAAGGTCGCGCCGAATTACTGCGTGAAGTGGCTAAAGGGTTAGATATTCCTGTGGATCGTATTGTACCCAGTCGAGAAGACCTCCAACAGCAATCCGAACAACAAGCCACCATGCAGCAAGCGCAACAACAGGCACAGATGCAGATGCAAATGCATCAACAGCAAGCGCAACAAGCCGCGATGCAACCCGCTGAAACGACCTTAGATGGTGCAGCGGTTGCGGGTGGTCATGAGGCAAGTTTATTTTAGCAGGTGATACGATGCCAACTTTTACCCATCCTCACAGTATTAGCGCATTAAAACGGGGCAACGCGCTAACACAGTATGGTGCTGGTTTATTGCTAAGCGATACACCGAGTAATAATGATAACGATCAGGGAGTTAATGATTCAGTGGATTCAACACACAATAAGGTCACAGGCTTAGCGCAATCCGTGAGTGATGGCTTAGGCGGTGCAGCAATCGTTGGGCAACAGTTAATGCGGTGGGGCTATGCAGGAAATAATGTTTATACGAACTCTGCCTTAGCAAGCAATGCGTATTTTCCCATGCCGACTTCGTTCAATTTTGAGGCATTGGAAGGTGTAGCGTCAGAAAGAAAAGCAACGATTATTGATGTAGCGCGTAGTCCTTCCTTATTGATTTGCGTGACCAGCTTAGGGGATGTGTGGTGTCAAGCATCGAGTAATGCGGTGGGGCAAGCAGGCACAGACCAAGCACCTGTAAACCATGCGGACTATCGTTACCACATGCAATTAATTGACTTACCCGAAACCGTTGAAGGTCAAGCAAAGCGCGTGTATGTCGGGCAATCAGGATCATTTGTGAATACAAACCGTGAAACCGTGTTTGTTTTAACGGATGAAGGCGAGGTGATTGCGTGGGGAAATGGGCAATCAGGTGTGGGGGGTTGGGGTGATTTTGAAAACCGTCAAAAACCGACCTTGATTAATTTTCCTGAACCAATTACCCAGCTTTCGATTGCCGCGATTGATAACAGTCACGCGGTGTTTTTAGGGGAATCAGGTCAGGTTTACTTTACGGGAAATTGCACCACGCATCGTAAAGGGGATGCAACCGACCAATATTATGCCAGCCCTGTAACGGTTGATCATGAACAAACACCGCCTTGGCAAACTGACCATGCAAGCCCGATTAAGGTTTTTGCAGGGGCAACCGATGAGCAAGGTTTTACGCTGGTGTTGTGTGATGATGGCAGTTTGTTCTATGCAGGTTACGATACACCGCAAGGTTGGCAACGTGATCCAATCAATGATGTTACGGATTTTGTCACAGGTTCAAACATCAATAATGTGTTATTGCGACGAAAAAGTAACGGTGTGTGGTGGGGTTCAGGTGCAGCTTATGCGAATGGCGTAGCTGATACGGTGATTGCACGGGATGCACCACAACCGATTGAACATTCACTGGGCTTTATTGATCTTTGGGTGTTTACCAGTACAAACGGCAGCCCTGTGGTTTTTGCCGTAGATTTTGATGGTTTGTTGTGGGGCTGGGGGGATGATCCGAATCAGACCAGTGCATTAGGAATGCGGGAAGCAAGTCCAATCGTTACACCAACGCTCATTCCTATGCCCACCTTATCACCTGTGGTTGAAATGGCATCACTGGGCTTTTTTGACAATAAAGCTTTTGCGGCTTTAACAGAAGATGGACAACTCTATACATGGGGTTATTCAGCTTACGGGGTCGGGGCATCCGAGAATAGCAGCACGAAATTAACGCCTGTTAAGGTTCGTTTTTAACAATCCGTTTTCAACAAAATTAACTTGGCAACCATGCCAATACATTAACTCATGATCCAGCACTAAGCTGGATTTTTTTTGCAAACAAAAAATGTAGGTAAGCAACTATGTCACGATTAGATGCGGTGAATGACCGCTTAACAGGCTTAGATGCCAGTGGTAATCCGATTAAAGTATCACCTTTTGTCGCAACGGTGGATGGCGCGTTATCCGCTGGGCAAGTGTTGGGGGAATGGGTAAAAATCAAACCGTTGTTTGATGCAAGCAATGCCACTATTCCTACAAATGCTAAAGTGTTCGGTGCGGATGGTTCAGTCTACCAACTGACAGGCGCAAGCAGTGCTAATGAACCCTCAACGGATAGCACGAACTGGACAAAGCAAGACTTAGGCGCTGGCGCGGTTGCTGATGGTGTGGTTAATGCAGGCTCAGTAGTCGGCAATGAATTACGCTTAACCACGGATAAAGGGCAAACCGTGGTCGTTGATGTTGCGGCTTTAATAACGCAGTTGAACAATGCAGCAATGGCTAATCCAACGGATGATACAAAAGCCCTGACTGCCGCTGGTTTAGTGAGTATTTTGCAAGCAGGATCAGCCGACATTGGCGCAATGATTGATACATCAACCAGTGCGGGTGTGCTGGCTAGTGCAACTCAGAATCCTCCTAACCTTACTGAATATGTAACTAACTTGAATAGTGCAGAGAGTCAAGGTTGGGAAGTGATTATGCTGGAAACAGCTAACCCTGTTCTTTTTATAGACTTCGGTGTAGGTAATGAAAAGGTCGTCGGGGGCTATTCGATTTACCAAAATGATCAAATTACACCTGAGTATCCCCCTAATGTTAGCCCGATTGATTGGCATTTGTATGGTTCTAATCGAGATAGAACATCGGGCAATATTGAATCTGAGCAATGGATTTTATTGGATTCACAAACCGCACAAAATATTGTGATCAATGCACCCGATTCAGAATATGCGTTCGCAAATCAAACGGCGTACCGTCATTACAAATGGGAAGTGACAAAACGAGGCGATTTTAATGGTGAGTATTTAGCATCCATGATTATTAACCGTTTCCGCCTCTATGAACCTGCACCCTTACCGCCTTTAACCGCACAATCATTAATCAATGCCGTGCAAGGTGCAGCACAAAATGTCACTTATACCGAAGTGACGGTCTAGGAGGGCTGCATTATGGGTCAATTTGACACGCCTAGCAGTTGTCACTCAGCAGGCTATCATCACGCGCATTATGGTTCGGGTGTGCCACAAACACAGGGTTATGCTATTCCTAGCCCTATTCCACCAGCGGTTGCTACGCCTATGTTTACGGCGGAATATACCCTGCATGATTTTTGTCAGTTTGTTGCGGTCGCGCCTGAGTCTGAATGGCAATTACCGATTCCCAATGATCCGAATACAGGCGCACGAGCCATGTATGCAACGTTCACGCCGATGGAGGGTGAATACACCGTATCAACGACAGGGCATACCGACTTTTCGCATGTGGGCTTGAATTGTCCGTTACTCAATCCTGATGGCTTACCGCTGCTAAACATTTCTGATTTACGGATTTATAGCAAGCATGGGGTCAGTTTAAAGGTGTGCTGGTATCGCCAACAACCGACAAACCAACGCATTGACCGAGCAGGTAATGGCTATCAGCCGCCTAATGCGGGGGTAAACCAAACCCAGCCCAGTCCTAACCAGCCTGTTAATTACACGGATATGACGATTTAAGGAGGCAGTATGTCCACCAGTATTAGTGCGGTGAATGATTACATCGACGGCATGAACGCCAGTAATCAACCGATAAAAATCACGCCACTAGAGCTTTACCTTGCCGCTGTTGCCGTCGCACAAGGGGTGCTTGGTGATTGGTCAACCGTTAGAGGCGTTTATCAAGCGGCGAATAAAACCATGCGGATCGGTTCGCGGGTGATTGGTTCAGATGGTAAGCGCTATAAGCTCATCGGTAACACGTTTAGCAATGATCCCACAACCGATAGCAACAACTGGCAGTTAGAAAGCGTAACAGGTGGCACAGGTGGGAGTAGCGCCACGAATATCAGTTTATCGCTATCAGGTAATACCTTAAATGTTTCATCGAGTACAGGTAACGGCGATTCACAGGATTTAAGCCAGATTTTACCGAAAGGGGTGGTGGTTTCTAGCAATGTACCTACCACACCGACCGATGGTGTGATGTGGAAAAGCAATAGTTCAACGCCTAAGCCTTATGGTAAGAACTGCGTGTTTGTGTATAACCAAGGGCTAGGTGATTGGAATCTCGTCACGGGTGATATGCGAGCGGAGCTAAGTTCGGTCATTGCAGGGCTTACAGGTGGTGCATTTAATATCCTGAGCTGGACAGCCTCAAGTGATAATGCAGGCGGTACGCTATCAGGCAATCAGTACACGGTCGGAAGTAACGGTTTGTACGATGTATCACTATGGATTCACCCCAGTAGTGATCATGATTTTAACGGTAGCGGACAATATAACGGTTTATTAGCCCAGTTATTAGTAGACGGCGTGGCAGTGGCAGAAGGCAACCATGTGGACTACGGTAATAGCAGTGGCAATGATATTCGTCGTCCTGTGATTATTACGATTCACAATGTACCGTTATCTCAAGGGCAAAATGTGCAAGCACAACTCTTTTTGTTAGACGGCACATTTAATGCAACCATTAGCTTGCGGATCACACGCCGCGTTTAACCATGCAAAAACGGTTGAAAGGATTGTCGCTTTTTCGGGTGGCAAGCTTAACCGTGTGCCTTTTATGTTTAACTGCCTGTGAAGGATCAACCATGAAACAAGCGCGTATTTTAGTATTTGGGCAATCGAATAGTGCTTGTTTTGCAGAAACCGCTTATACCGCACAAAGCCCTGTTTTTGCACAATACTTAGAAACGCTTGAACCTTATGCTGATCCTGTCATCGGGGCGGACTATGGGGAAACTTACCAAGGGTCAATTTGGGGATTCTTGGGTGATATGCTGGTGACTTCGGGGCGTTTTGATGAAGTGGTTTTTTCCGTAATTGGTGTTGGTAGTACCTTAGCTTCACACTGGGATAGAACAAATCCTGACCGTGTTTTTTACGGAAGACACGGTTATCTGGGTGCGGATTTATCGCAGCGTTTAGAGGAAGTCTTAGCTTATGCGGTCGAACAGGGGCAACCTTGGGATTATATCATCTGGCAACAAGGTGAAACAGATGGCTTACACGGTACACGCAGCGAAGCCTACGCAGAAACGCTAAGCCATATTATTGAGCATGTACGCACTTATAGTGATGCACCTATGTTTATTACGCTATCTACTCAGTGCTTTAACGGTGTCAATCATGAGGTGCGCTTAGGACAGTGGTTAGCCGCGTTTATGGCACGGGATGAAAAAGTGTTCCAAGGGATTGATATGGATCATTGGTCGCCTGCTGATGTGCGTTATCGACAAGGTGATATGTGCCATTTAGCTGAACAAGGGCAAAAAAATGCGGCATCTGCATGGTTTTGGGTGCTAATGAATCACAGCAATGAAGAGGAATAAACACGATGGAATTAAGCCAACCACAAGCACAAGCGTTAATACGTCTACAACGTAATAATGATTTTAACGACTTTTTAGACCTATTACAGACCTTAAACAAGGCAAGTTTAGACACTTTGCAAGTCACCTGTGATGCGATTGAACTACGGCGCGAGCAAGGGGAAATCAGACGGCATCATAAGATTTTGGCACTTTTAGAAGACGCAGAAACGAATTTTTAAACAAAACACAGGGGTACTTTACCCTTAGTTAAGTAGAGATCGTCGCTTAGAACGCATCTGATGCGGTCGGTTTTTTAAACAATATTGAGAAATAACCTAATAGCCTGCTTTCGCAGGTTTTTTTGTGCCTGTTAATTAGGCAACACATCAATCATTGAGGATAACAATATGATTCCTGAGCAAGTAATCAAAGGCAATGAAGAAGCCGAGCAGTATTTTAATGACCAAGAATTAGCCGACTTAGACGGATTAACGGATAGTGCAGCGACTACCGACACAACGAATAGTGGCACAACGGCACAAGAACCCACTGATCCTATGCTGGATGACGTTGACCAAGCGTTTTTGGGGGATGATCAAAACAATAGCGGGAATAATGAAAACTGGCAACAACGCGCCTTAGACGCTGAATCACAATTACAAGCGCAACAAGGCGAACTGGCAACACTCAAACAACAGTTATCACAATTACAAGCGCAAATGCAGTCAGGCATTAGCCAATCGGTTGATGCGGAATTGGCAAAACGTGAGGCAAAAGCCAAGAAGCAAGCTGCTTTAGAAACCAAACGCGCACAAGCACGGCAGCGTTTAAATGAATATTTAGACGACGAAGGCATGAGTGCAATGGATGCGTATTTAGAAACCTATACAGGTGCTACGCCCAATGAGCCAGCACAAGCCGCTAGCACCCCACAACAGCACACGCAAGAAACACCACAGGCAACAAGCCCTGACGATGTGGTACGCAGCAATTATGCCCAACAAGTATTAAGTGTGTTTCCTGACTACCCCAACCTTGTAAAAACACCTGCTTTTAGCGCATGGGTGCAACAACGCCATACGGACGGCAATACGTTCTATCAGCATGTGCTTAATGCTAATACCACGATGAATGCAGCAAAGATGGTAGCGCTATTGAATCTTTATCAACAAAGCCAACAACAACAAACGCAGCAGCAACAGCAATTACAACGACAAGTTGCACCACGTCGCAGTCGTTCAGGCAATACAGGCGCAAACCAAACACAAAGTAAGTATTTAACACCCCAACAAATTGGCATGTATTACGAGAAATTCGCTAGAGGTGAGTTTACAGGACGTGACCAGCAGTGGATGAAAATTGAACAGTTAATTAAGGCATCGGAGCAACATCATGGCATTTAATCCGATTATTTTATTTTTATAATAATTTATAGCAACCTTTTAATAGGAGGTCATTATGGCAGTACCAAGAGCCGCTGGTCATCAAGACCAGAAAGCATCGGGTTATATCCCAGAGGTCTATTCTAAAAAATGGGCATTCAATTTTTACGCGCAAACGGTAGCTAGTAGCATCACCAATACCCGCTTTGAAGGTGAAATCGCAAAAATGGGCGACAAGGTGATCATTCCGACAACGCCTGAGATTATGTGGGCTAACTACCATCGGGGGCAAAAGTTAGAAACCACAGGCAAGCTAGAAAGTGATCCGATTGTGATGGAAGTCAACCGAGCGCATTACTTTAAGTTCATTGATGATGATATTGATAAAAAGCAACGCGGTGTGGATGCGGTATCCGCTGCTTTGGATAATTCGGCGAAACAAGGGGCAATCCGTATTGACCGACAATTACTGTGCGATATGCCAAACCATGCCGCTGAATGTAATCAAGGTAAGAACGCAGGGGTTATCTCAAAGGGGTTTGATTTTGGTACAACAGAAGAGCCGATCAGCCTGCATTGTGGTGGGACAGAGTGTTCTAACGATGCGATTAATCTCATGCTCGACATGATGACGGCATTAGAAGAACAAGACGTGGTAAACGGCATGAATAGCCCAGACCCCGAAGGCTTATATTATGTGATTCCGCCACTGATGAAAAACCTGATTCTCAAGCATCGTCGTTTTTCGGATGCGTCAGCGATGGGCGATAGCCAATCGGCGTTACGAAATGGGCGAATCGGTAAGTTAGATAATGCGGTCGTGCTATGCAGCAATAATCTAAAAACCTATGAGATTGATAATGGCGAAGGCGGTAAAAAGCGCGTGTTTGAAATCTTAGCAGGTCACAAGATGGCAACTACCTTTGTTAGCCAGTTGACCAAGGAAGATAACGGAATGCGCTCTGAACAAACCTTCGGTGATCTATACCGAAAGTTACAGGTTTACGATTGGAAGGTGACGAATCCCGAAGGCTTAGTGGTCGCACGGATCAGTAATCAATAATTACCCCTGTTGGGCTAAGTGATGCGAATTGCTTAGTCCCTTTTTTTCTTACCTTTTGGAATGAATGATTGGAGTGAATGATGGCGAAAGATTGTTGCCAGACACCGACTTGTTATGAATCGATTGATCCGCCTGTGCCTGCTCACGGCAATATTGCGGGGCGTGCGGATTGGGTGCGTAATTTTTGTAAATACCCTGCAAAAGCCAATGAGCGCTTTCAATTAACCGACACGCTATTAATGGCAGGTCATTTTGTGGATTGGGCATCGTTTATTGTTGAGTTGCCCAGCCCTGCCAGCGTCCCGTTTAAGGTCGGTACAGAAGCCGAACCCGATAAGTTCTTATCAGGTGATATGAATGCAGGCATGAATGTAAAAGGCTTTAAAGATTTACGCTTGTTTGTCACACAGCAAACCCCTGTTTATGTCACGGTTGAGGCAGACATTAACGAAGGCGTATTAGGTGTGGCAATGTGGTTAGCCGATGTTAGCCCAATGGGATCACGTTTCGGTCATTAACCATGCAAGCGAATGAAGTCATTGACCGTGTGCGTTTTGTGCTGCGTGATGATCCGAGTCAAGCCCGATGGAACGACGATGAGTTATTGTTGTGGTTGCAAGACGGTTGCGATGCCATAGGCAATGCCAGCCCTGATGATGTGGGTATTCAGGTAATGTTGAACTTATCTGACAGTAATCATCAAGTGCTGGATGTGGCTTATCGGCGTTTATTGCGCCTCATGCGAAATACTGACGGCTCAACCATGCGGCGTGTGAATCGTTACGCGATGCAATCCGTTGAAGGGCTTTATCAGGACTATAACGGGGCAAAAGCCATTAGTGATTATTGGTTTGATGAAACCAGTGGTACAGATTTTTGGGTGTATCCTAAACCGTTGAGAGGTGTGCAGGTCTTTGCGTATGTCTCACCGTATCAAACCGTGTTGAATAGTTTAACGTCGATGCTGCTTGTGCCGTCCGCTTATCGTGCGGCGCTGGTGGATTATGTGTTATCGGCGGCGTATAGCAAAGATGCGGATTATGCGAATAACCTTGCCTTAGCCAGTGCGTATGCTCAATCGTTCTTCCAAAAAACGGGCATTAAGTTGCAAGGTGAAGTGAATCAACCCGCACCCGAAAACGGACAGGTCAAGCAAAGGTGATAAATGGAAAAGAAACTCTTTGCTGATTTAGACGGGCGCTTAACCGAAGCCTACAACGAATTAGCCTTGTTTTTGCCTGAGTGTCCGACGTTATTGATTTATCGTCATTTGCAAACGGCATTACGAAAAATCGGGGATGAGTTGGACTATGGCTATTATGCGCGTGAACTGATGGTGCTAGCTAAGCAAGCGTATTATCCCGTTGATCCGCCTACGGGTGATCGGCGGGTGGTTGAGATTATCCGTGTGTCGATGAACGGTAAAGCCGTTGCATGGCGTAATGTAACGATAGAGGGTTTAACACAAGTCGTCTTAGAGCAAATACCGCAAGATACAGGCGCACGACTCACGATAGAGCTACAGCTTGATCATGAAACGATGGCAGCGCGTGATTCCATGCACGGTGATTTAATGGTGATTGTGGCAGATTATGCGCTCTATGAGTTGTTAAATATCAGCACCATGCCTTGGTTTAGTCCAAAACAATCACAGCATTACTTTATGAAATACGCGCAAGGTAAAGATACGTTACTTCGACGAATGCGCCAAGCGGAACAACGGCAGCAAGTCATTACGACAATGCGTCCAACCTACTCATGGATTTAACAGTGATGACCAGCATCCATAAAGTAATCAATCAAGGTTTACGTTTAGGGCAGCAGAAAACCTTATTTTATCTCGCTAATACCGTGCTTGTACCTGATATGAGCGCACAAGTGCAAATTGCGCCGCGTGGCTGGTTAGCCCGTAGCGATTTATCACCGAGGAATAAACAACAGAATGCTGATTGTTGCCAAGCAGTTTATACGGATTCGTTGACCTTTCCTTTTATCGTCGATGCCAAGCTTTGCTTTTATGAACAAGCGGTGCTGATGGATAAGGTCGATGTGACACACTGGCAACAAGGGCTTTATGAAGCGCAAATTCTATTGCAACACAACGGACAGGCACAAGTGATTGATACCGTCGTGTTATTTGAGCATTTTATTTGAGGTTATTTAATGGAACAAGATGAATGCGTCGCTACTGTCATTCAGGTGGTGCAAGGCTGTTCTTTAGCGTGTACAGAACAAGCACCGAACGTGGCGATTGTACCACCTGCGATGCTCGTTAATGAGGCTTATACGCCTGTTTTTCCGAATGATCCAAGCGTGATCCAATATAGACAAGATGGGGTGAATCATGAACCAAGTGCTAATGAGTGATGCAGCACAAACGAAATTACGCGCTGACCTTTACGCGAATGAAGACTTAATGCACGTTGCAGGTGTGACTTGCTTCCCGAAAATTGATAAAGGATCGGGCGATTACTTCTTTGTTGCTATTGTAAGACCTGCAACCCACTGTACGGGTGTTTATCGTGAAGTGGTAAAAGTTGTCGGTACAGAGGGCAATACATGGCAAATTGAACGGGTGAATGAACAGTGCTATCGCCTAAATATGGATTTTAGAATGGGCGATATGGTGTATTTTGAACCCCATTCGCCACAAATGTTAGCTTATGCAGTACGCGATGGGGTGCGCTTTAGTGCCAATGGTGCAAGCTTTTTGCCTAATGGCCCATCGAGTAGTGGTTCACAAACCATCGTTACCGTATAGCGATACTCGCTTATGTTTGATTTAGTGCAGTTTCATGGGTTAAGTCCCCGAACGCATCCACGTTTAATGCGTGACGGCATGGCAACACAGGCAAATGATGTCAACTTATTGCACGGTAATCTTGCGCCAAAAAAACAACCGTTATGGCAAGGGGCGTATGCGTCAGCAGGCACACGCGCAATGTACCGACATTGTGAACAATGGTTGTTTTTTAAGGAACATCGTTATTTTGCGGTGCATCCGAATATTAATGATGAACACGGTCGGCTTTATATCGCAGGTGCAGGGATGTTACCCACGGTGCGAAACTGTGACGGTCAAGAAACGTCTTTGGTGTTTGCTGCACCGACCGAACCTTTAACGTTAGCCATTGCCAATGCTGGCTTTAATGATTATGTGTTCCGCTTCACAGGGTTTTATGAAGATTTAGCAGGCAATCGCTACGATGATTTGCTGATTACTGTGACAGAAATTAAGCAAGGTTTTACTTATGAACTCGCTGCAACGGTACGGGATCAAGCGCCTGATGAGGCGACTTTTTGTCTACTATTAGAAGTCTTAGATCCAGCAGGTGTATTGCTGGGCGTGGTCTATTCGAGTAATAGCTTGCGTGTGGGTCATTCGGATTTGTACTTAGACGGTAATAAAGTCCGTGCAAAACTGGTCGGTTTAGCGGCTGATCAAACCGAAATCGACTACAGCGAAGGTGTACCGCCTGCGATGTTGCGAGCGCATCTTAGCTATGATGAATCGGACTCCATTAATCAAGCACGGTCGTATGTTTATACTTATGTGGGCGAATTTGGCGAAGAATCCGCACCGTCACCACCTTCAGAGGTGCTTTTAATTGAGAACGGTACAACGGTGATGCTGTCAGGCTTTCAAGTGCCTGTCTCACAACACATTGAAAAGTTGCGGGTGTATCGCACGGATAGCGCAGGACAATTCCGCTTTGTGATTGAGTTTACTGCACCGTTTCCAGCCGATTACACGGATAACATCCAAGAGACCGCGTTAGCAGAGTTAATCCCGTCAGCAAATTGGCAAGCCGTACCCAGTGACCTACTCGGCATTATTGCGATGCCAAATGGCTTTATGGCGGGTTTTACACGCAATCATGTGTATTTTTCGGTGATTAATCAGCCTCATGCCTTCCCTGTTGAGTACGCGATTAGTCACATTGACGGGGATATTGTCGGTATTTGTCGCGCTTATGATAATGCCCTGTTAGTGGCGACAACGCAGCATCCTTATTTAATCACAGGGTATTCACCTGATGCGATGACAGCAACCAAAGTGGGGGCTGTTGAACCGTGTGTTTCGCCTTATTCATTGGTAGACATGGGACAACGGGGCGTGGGCTATGTCACGCGCAATGGCTTTCTGGTCGTTAGTGCTGGCACAACGCAATTAATCACCCGATCCCTGTTTACCCCTGAACAATGGCGTGATTTAAAACCAGCAACCATGCGGTGTAGTTGGTATCAAGAAACCTTGCATATTGTTTCGGATGTGGGTCATTGGGTGTTCGCGTTTAATGAAGGCAATGATCTATTAACCACTGAAAGTATAAAGCCATCTTCGCTATGGTTAGATGTGGATGACGATGTGTTATGGCTGGTGGATCACGATAAGTTAATGCAATACGGCAAAGGGGCAATCAGCCAAGCATTACAATGGCGGAGTGATGAAAAGCGTTTTGCTAAACCGATCTCACCGATTAAAGGCTATATCGAAACGGATCAACAGGACGTGTTCGTGCGTTTAGCACTTTATGCCGAACAAGCGGAAGTTTTTAATCAAGTCTGCCGTGTGAATGAAGCCTTTTATTTTCCTGTTTTGCCACGCAGTCAATATTGGTCACTCCACATTCATAGTGATTATGCGGTGAATCGGGTGGTGGTCAGTAGCCAGCATCGGAGTATTTAAGTGAGTTTGGATCGTAAAAAAGTTGCCGTACCGAATCCAAATAGCATTAGCGATACGGCGCTAAGACAAATATTGCAAGCCTTAGTGACCAATCAAAACACCTTATTTGCTGCGATACAGCAAAGCCAAGGAACGACACCGCTTGATCAAGCGAGGACAAACCCAACCACCACCACAACAACAAGCTATCGTGGTTTAGGGACAGTATTAGCGAATAAAGCGAAATACTTAGCGTTATCACAGCATGATCCTGCACACGATGAAGATAGCGTGATTGCTTTAGCAAATAACAATTATGCGGATTTGCAAACACTGAATGACGCATACAACACCTTGTATGATGACTTGTTACGCACACAACAAGCACTCACGCTGGTGCAGCAACGCATCAATGTCTTAATCAAAAACCAAAGGACATAAAGAAATATGGGTTTATTTACAGCAATCGGGGCAGCAGTCGGTTCAGTTGTACCCGGTGTCGGTACGGCTGTTGGTGCAAGTATTGGCGGGGTTGTTGATGGCGCAGTTGCTTCAAACAGTGCTAAGAAATCAGCCAATGCACAAAATGCAGCCTTAGCACAACAACAAGCGTTATATGAACAACAGGCAAAACAAGCCGATTATTTTTTAGATTTATATCAGGATCATTATGCACCCTTGGCATTAGAACAAGTCAATGCGGTAAAGACAGGGATTGATCCGAATGATTATGCGGGTCGGGTGGATAGTCAGCTCATGGGGCAATTTGAGCAAAACCGCCAACAAGCGGAACGCAATTTAGCCCGAAATGGCGTATCTGCCAATGATGGCAAGTGGTTAGCGATGCAGAATCAAAATGCACTGGCTTTGACAGGGCAACGAGTGGCACAGCAAAACCAAGCCCGACAACAAGCGCTTGATCTTAATTATGGGCGTAAAAATCAAATGATGGATTACGGCGCATCGTTAGCAGGACAAGGTAGCAATTTAGCAGGCTTTGCCGCACAAGGTTTTGGCAATATGGCAAACAGTTACGGCACACAAGCAAAAGGGGCAGCAACTGCCGCAGGTTATAACTTTCAGCAAGCAGCAGATGGTTTAGTGAATGCTTTTAACGGTTCACAGAGCCAAGGTAACGGCTTTAATACGTCAGGTGGGATTAACCCCAATGGCAGCGGCTTTGGAGGATGGTAGATGAATGGTTTAGCATTAGCAGGGTTTGTTGAGGGTCAACGCTTAGCAAATAGAGATCGACAAGTTCAGCAACAACATGATTTATCGTTGATGCAACAAGAACAAGCTTATGGTTATACGGCGCAAGCGAATCCATTAAGACTTGAGGCAGCAGGGCATCAGAATGCAGCGGCTAAACAAGCCTATGATTATATGGCGCAGGCTAATCCATTAAGACTTGAGGCAGCAGGGCATCAGAATGCAGCGGCTAAACAAGCCTATGATTACATGGCGCAGGCGAACCCATTACGCTTAGGTGCAGCACAACAGCAGTTAGCATTAGGTCAACAAACCTTCAATTATAACCAACAAGCGAATCCACTACGCTTAGAAGCCGCAGGACAACAGAATGCAGCGGCTAAACAAACCTATGATTAT